AGCTGGTGGATCTCCATATCTTGGTAAAAATGTATCACAATTTGCTTATGGTGGTAAAATGAAGCGTTATGATTATGGTGGGAAAGCACATAATCCTTATAAATCGTATCCTGATGGTGGGCGTGCTGATTTCTTAGAAGGTATTAGAAAAGGTATGAATTCTGCAGTGGCTGCTGGACAAGTAGAAAATGTTATTAGAAATAATCGTGCATCAAGAAGGTTTACTACAGGAGGTAAATTTTAATAAATGAGAAGTATAGATACTAAAGCTGGTAAAGTCTACTATAAAGATGGGGTTTTTACATTAGAGAGAAATTTTAAAGATCTTTCTCGTTTAATGAATGAAGAAGATTCTATCAAAAAAAAAATAATTAATTATAATTTTAAAATCCTTAATTCTTATTGGTATATCACTGATAATCCTTTTTATGATATAGAAAAGATTGTTACAGATGAAGCTTCAAAGGTGAAATTTATTTATAAATTAGAATTAGAATATGCTTACTAATGTATTTACTAAACTTAAGTCGCAAAGGTGATATATATAAAGATGATGACGGGGTAACGGGGGTGCCAGAATTTCTGGCTGTTTTAACCACAGAAAAATTAGGAGCCACTGCACTTAAATGGGTGGCTTTAGTTTTTGATTATGAAAGTCCTTATCGTCATTATAGTGAGCATGAAAGAAAAAAAGCAGTGAGTAAGGATTTATACGATACCTTTAAGTGGTCTGGTGAAAAAAATTTGACGCTGCAGGCAGCGTGTGAGAAGTACAAAAAACTACAATTTGATCCATTAGATGAACAATTAATGGCATTCAATTCTAAAATTATGCAATTCACTGATTTCATGAATGACATGAGAGTAGATGAAGATAGTGCAGAGAGTTTACAAAAAATTATGATTGGTGTAGAAAAAATATTAAAAACTAGACAATCTTTATTAGATGCAATTGAACGAAGAGGTGAAAGACAGAAAATTGCAGGAGATAAGGATTTATCTTTTTTAGAAAGAAGAAAAGAAATAAAAGAATTGTAATATGGCAAATCAAGATGATATAAGAAGTGAAGATGAGATATTTCAGGGTATAGGGCCAGCAACAGATCCTGTTGATCCTAGTAATTTAGCTTCAGGGTGCACTGATAATGGCAATATGCCTAATACATATCAAAATAATTGGGGAACAAATGGAAGCGTTACCCCTGGCTTTCCAGCTATAAACTACGATCCTTCTGCTGTATCAGAAGACGGTTCTTGTGTGTATGAAATGGCGACAGTATGTGGTTGTAATGATCCATCATCTACTAATTTTATAGGTGATTTATACCAAAATGGTAGTGGATTTCCTGGTACAGGTACATCTGGTACAGGTACATGGTCGCCAGATTGGAATTTACATCCTGGTTATTTTACAGATTGTGCTGGTAATATAAGAGGAAGTCAACAATATTTTGCAGTAGGTCCTCATGGGGACACATCTTGTTGTGATAAATATAACGATGGTCTTTATAATTATAGAGATATTTTTATGGCTAGTAGAACTTTTGGTCCCTCGCAAGGTAGATATAGAGGTGTTGGTGTTGATGGAGGTTCTGGGTCTGGGGGTAGAAATCCTTTTTCACCTATTCCCCAGTTTTTTGATGGTATTATAGGGTTCCCTGAGTTTGTTATAGCCCCAAATTTAAAAGACGTACATGGAAATATATTTGAGCCATCAGATTTTCATACATCAAATTCAGGATGGACGATACAAATATATGATCAGTTTAAAGAATATTTAGGCACATGGCATTATGATGAATGTGTGGAGTATGATACACTTCCTGTATCTTATGGCTATGGAAACGATGGTCAATTTATTAAGCAGTATTCAAGCACACCAGTTGGACAAAGACTAGAAGATAATATAAAATTGGTTTTGCGTGGAGTAACGCATCTTGATGGGCCTAATCCTGTTGTAAATTATGGAAATAATATTTGGCAATATTCTAGTCTAGCGAGTGCTCAACAACAGGATTATATGGACCAGCTTTATGGTGCAAATTCACAAATAGCTTTGGCTGGTGTTGTGCAAAAATCAAATGTTCCTGAATATCTTGCAGGAAATACGCCTGGCGGGACTTCTTATGCTGCGCATTCAGCTACATATGCATATATAAAAATAACAGTTGATAAGAATAGAAAGTTTGGATGTGGATCAGGTGTTTCAACATATACAAATCTTCCGCCTGAATCATCAACATATCCTGGTGCAGATATATCAGTATTACAACAACAGAATTTATCCCATTTAATAAATAATCCTAATCGGGAATGGTTTGAAAATATATATACTGGTCCTAATACTAATCCCAATAAAATGAATGTGGTATGTTTAGCATGTACCAAATATAGACATAGTCATGCTTCAGTACAAGGTTTTGGTACGTTTGATCACATACAATGGGCTACTGGAATGATAGGTACGCCTTGTTGTGATGGTTCTTCTCAATCTTATGACCAGGGTATAGGTCAGATTTCTGCAAGTCATCTTCCTTGGTGGCACACAACTGCTTTTGGTTGTAGTTCAATACATGCAAATCCTTATTATAATTATGATGTATTTTCTCATTGGCTACATCCATGGCCAGCTACTCACAAAGTAATGCCATTAAATTCTCAATGGTATGAAAATTTAACTATAGGGTATCCAAATTGTAAAGTTAATGCAACAGCTAATCATCCATTTCCTGGAAACTGTTACAGTTAAATGGCTAAAGAAAAAAAATATGATTTACAATATTTATATATGTCTTATAAAAAGCATTATAAAAAAGCTGATATGAAAAAAGCTAAAATGTATAATGAATTAGCTCAAAAAATACATAGTGTTAATTTAGATACTGTCTATCATGATAAACTTGCTAAAAGAGAAGAAAAGTATGGTGTTTTTGGAATAGGTAAGTATAAAAAAATCAAATATGGCTAAAATAAAATTTGATCCTCAAAGATATAGACCTATCGCAAATCATGGTCATCCTGATTTAAATCCAGATTCTGTTTCTTATCAAGAATATTGGGCAAAAGAAGCAGATAGATGTGTTAATGGATTTAAACCAAAAGGAATGAAAAAGATTTCTGGTAAGTATTATTTTTATCTGAATTATTATATGATACTTGGTAATGATGGTACAAAGGGAAATCGTAAGACATTAATACATCCTTGGTATAGACAAATGGATCATGAATATTTTGACACTTTTGAAAAGTGTAAAGAAGATGGAAAAGGAATGATTGTTATTAAAGCAAGGGATAAGGGATTTTCTTATATGAATTCTGGAATGATAGCTCATGAATATACATTCTTTCCGCATAATGATGTAGGTATTGCAGCAGGATTACAAGCTACAGCTGATGCATTTTTTGATAAAACTAAAAAAGGCTTAAATGCTTTACATGATAATTTCAAACACTCTGTTCTAAAAGACACTGATGGCATTAGACGTAGTGGGTATAAGCAAAAGAACAAAGATGGCAAATGGGAGATAGGAGGTTATCAATCTACTATTATTTGTAGAACAATGGATAATCCAGAGGTTTTTAAAGGAGAAAGGGTTGCTGTTATGGTATTTGAAGAGGCTGGTGAGTTTAAGCATCTTAAAAATGCCTATATGTCATCAAAGGCTTGTTTTATGGATGGGGATATTCAATTTGGTGTTCCTATTGTTGGGGGTACAGGTGGTGATATTACAAAAGCATCTAAAGATTTTATGGATATGTATTATAGTGCTGATGCTTATAATTTAGTACCAATGTTTATTCCTGCTAATAGAGCTTATTATGGATATTTTGATATTAAGACAGGTAAAGAAGAGCCAGAAAAAGCTAAAGAAAAATTAACAGTTGAAAGAGAAACTATACAAAAGTCTGGAGATAATGAAGCTTATAATTTACATATTCAAAATTATCCATTAACAGTTGAGGAAGCATTTCTAAACACGCATTCAGCACGCTTTGATATATCTTTAATTAACGCACAAAGAACAAGAATATTGTCAAGTAAAGATAACCGAAGTCAAATACAAAGAGGCTATTTAGATTGGGTGTTAGGTGATGAAGATTTTAAAGTTACTTGGAGACCACATCATCAAGGACCTTATAAAATATTAGCTCATCCAGAGGTAGAATATAACAATTTAGATATTGGAGGTATTGATTCTTACGATCAAGATCAAGCTGGAGCGTCAGATTCTTTGGGAAGTGCAATAATTTATCGTAGATTTGCAAATACTGATATGCCAAGCGATTATGTAGTTGCTGAATATACTGATCGGCCTAAGAAAAAAGAAGATTTTTGGGACGGATG